CTGCGATATTGGGGCATAAACTTTGCCCCTGGGACATCAAAAGTAAATTGATCTTGAAGTTCATAGTAAACGTGAGGTTCAGCTTCAACCTGCAGAAATACTTCGTTCTTCTTCGATATTACCAAATTTGTCATAACCTGTAGCTCACCTACAGGTATTTATTTACTGTCCTGCAATGAATCTTTGCCACTCAATTGCATTCTTGATTTGGTAAGTTCGGTTTGAAATCGTTTTGATAACCTCTTCAAGAAAAGAAAGCATAATCTCATAATACTTTATCTTGAGATGCTTTTCCTGTATTTTTGGATCTGCGTCAAGATATTGTTTTAGAGATTCTTTGTCTCTTACTTTGTATGGAAATGGTTCGGCAACATAAACTTCTTGTGGTGCCTTACCAGTGTAGTAACGATGTCTGTCTAATTTTACTTCGGCAAATTCTGCTTCTGCCTTGACTCTTAAAAGTTTGAGTTGATTATAAAGATCATAATATTTTGAATGTAGTCCAGGAATCTTTAGGGATTCTAAATGTAAGTTATCAGGATCTAGTTTAGAATCTCTTCTCCACATATCCTGAATTTCATCAAGATTAATCATCAATAAGTGTCTTTCTTGTTGTCAGTTACTGTAAATATCTTATACTTGAAAACTGCCTCTGCTGTCAAGTATTGAACATCACCTGCAGTTGCATCAAACTGTAATCCAGATAAAGAAACTGGAAACATGTCTTGAAAATTTATTTGTCCGTTGACCTGGAAATTGCTACTTAAAATTTGTAATGTAGCATCAGAATAAGTTCTGTTGTACTTATCATATGTTTGATTGACAGTACCAGGATATCCTAGTGCCATTAACCACTTGTAGATTTCAAGATAATTTTCCATATCTTCATCTACCAAAAATTGAATTACCAAATCACTGTACTGCAACTTATCACCAGGAACTTCAATATCTTTTAGATAAGTTGGTTGAATTGCAGTTCCCAGATCAATTGTTGGTATATTAACAGAGTTTGAGAAAAAGTCAACATTTGGTGAATGTGTCAAGATAAACTTAAACCCAATAGGTGATAACAAATTTTTATTGTCGGTTATTGCGGGCATTTCAGACAGTATTCATCGTATTATTTATTTGCATAAAAAAAGACCCCCGGAGGGGTCTTGATTTAACTCTTGTGAGTATGGATCACATGAGGTTCTTGACGATTGCACGTCTGTAGTAACGGTTGGTGTTAGCCTTGATAGCACCGAGAGCAGCAGTTGTGCCTTCAGCGAAGGGGTTAGCAACCATACCGTAACGAGTCTTGAAGCCAATCTTGGGCTGGAAGGAGTTCTCTCCAACGGCACGAACCATCTGGAGGGGAACGTAGGGGCAATAGAAGAGACCAGCATCATAGGGGCTAGTACCCTTATAACCAACAACGTAGTACTGGTTAGCATCACCTGCGGCAGAACCGAAGGGATCGATGTATACCTTGTACTTACCGTTGATTGTACCAGCAAATAGGTTGCCAGTAGCATCAACCTGTAGGTTGGCATTTAGGGCAGGGGTGTAGTCGAGAACACCAGCCATGGTTAGGGCAGAAGCAACATCAGCAGAGGTGATGATGATGTTACCCTTTCCTCTACGAGTCTCGGTTGCGATTGCGTTAGCATCACGCTCGATTTGGAAGAGTAGACCCTTGAACTTCTCAACACTCCAACGACCGTTGCTGTCGATGTCTAGGTCAAACTGACCCTGAGTAGCAACGTTAGCCTGAGCACCAGGACGTGCAACCTTGTAGATTGTACGAACGACTTCTCTGTTGATTTCAGCAAGAATCTCAGAGGAGAGGATGTTGGAGAGCTCAGACTCAGCACTTAGACCGTGGATTGCCTTGAGGTCTTGTGCTAGTTCTAAGGAGTACTCAGCTTTGAGGGCTCTGGACTTAGCAGTTACAGTAACCTTCTCAATGCTGAAGGCCATCTCGTTGAAGAGGTCTCCAGTATCTCCTAGAGCTTCAGCATCTGCTGTGCTCATACCCTGACCAACGTTGTAGGAAGTGCCAGATCCACCAGCAGCACCTAGAACGGAGGGGTTTGAACCAGTTTGAGCAGTTGTACCGAAACCAACGGAAGAATCACTGTCAGTACCACCAGTGTAGTCACCCTGGGTGACATCGTAACCGGAGTCCTGAGCAGAGAATGCGGAATCTGCTTCGTCGAATAGTGCCTCGGAACCAGTCTGGCTGTTATAACGGGCACGCATTGCGAAGATGAGTCCGGTAGGGCCATTCATAGGCTGAACACCGGCAACATCATAAGCAATGAGGTTGGGCATGGAGCGTCTGATTAGAGAAATCAGAACGGGGTCGAAGTTATCAACTTCACTACCAGTAACGTTGGTGGGTGCCTCAGAAAGCATTGAACCACCTTCTTGGAAGGCACGGCTTTCTTTCTGGAACTTCTCTTGGTTCTCTAGTAGTTGTGCAGTTACTGCACGTCTGTGGGGATCAGTGATAGCTTCCGCACCTTGATAATCAAGAAGGGGAGCCCACTTTTCCGTTAGCATGTGTGAATCTTGCATTTGCTTAGGAAATTAGTTTTTAGTGGTGAATTGAAGTGCTTTGAGGTATGCATCCATTGAAGATCCAGCAGGAGCTTCAGAAGCTGCTTCCTCAGAAATCATTTGAGGAGTTTCAGTTTCCTCAGTAATAGACTTTGCAGGGAAATATGATTCCTTGAGAGTCTTTAAACTTTCACGGTACTTTTCTTCACTTTCAAACTCAACACCTTCAGCTAAAGAAGCCATTTTCTCTTTCTGAGAAACAGCAAGACCTTCGCAGACATCAGCAAGGATGTTATCTGCAACGGACTCACCAAGTCTCTGATTTAGAGTGATGTTCTTCTCAATCTGCTCATTGAGTCTGGACTCCATTTCATCAAGTTTTTCTACCATATTTTCTACAACATCATACTTATCTTCAGGGATTGATACATAATGTTCTTCAAAAAGTCCTCTCATTCCAGCAAGGAATGATTCGGTCATTTCAGACTTGAGACCTTTTTCGATCTCAATTCTGTTTTCCTGAATCCACTCTTCGGAGACGTACTCTAGATAAGAGTCAACTCTTTCTACTAGTTCGTCCTTATATGTGGAGAGTTCCTCTACGAGTTTCTCCTCATACTTTTCTTCGATTTGCTTTACGGATTCAGCAACTTTAGAAGCAATTGCTGCTTCAAAGATCAACTTAGCTTTTTCTTGGAACTCTTCGGATAACTCTTCACCGGAAAGTAAAGCAGTTAGGTCTTCGTCAACTGAAACAACTTCTTCCTGGACTTCGGACTCAGCAACTACCTCTTCAGAAGTTTCTTCAACTTCTTCTTTGGCAACACCCTTATTAACCGTTTTCATGGCTTCGGGTGCTTTTGCACCTTTATTTACGGCATCACGGACTTTTGCAAGTGTGGCACCGGGATCTTTTAGTTTTGCGGAGTCATCATCAGTCTTATAGTTCTCGGGGGTAGGACCACCAAGATCTTCAATAGACTGACCGGGAGTTGAAGAAGGTTCAATGCCCTTCATTGGTTCAGCAGCCGCAGCATTTTTATTAACTACGTTTTCCATTTCTTGTAAAGAGTTTCCAATAGACATTTCTTGCTCCGAGTGTGTTCTCGACTAAGTTTTTCTAAATTTATTTATACTATTACAGATTTGAGAGGAAGTTTTGGAATAGTTTTAACTTATTTTCCTGTAAACTTTTCTCGTCAACTAAGGTGTTAATCTGTTTATATGTCTTTTCGACTAGTTTTTCACGGATAATGCCACCTTCCATTACCCAATCCTTACCTTCCATAATGCCATCAACGAAAGCATCTGGAGCGGAAGGATCAGCAACAATATCAGCAGCAGTTGCAAGCATAAAGTCACTTTCAACTACATTAATGCCTTCCTTTGTCGCTCTTAGTGATCCCATTCCTCTGGAAGAAACTCCTAATCTTACACCTTCACCGATTAGTGATTTGGCAATGTTGCCCATAGGTGTATCAAGAAGTTTTGCCTTTCCAACAAAGTTACTTCCACTTTCTTTAAGTGAAACAATTTTATGAGAAACACGATCTAGGTTTACAGTAGGACCATCGGGATGACCGAGTTCACCTAAAGCACGACCTTTTTGAACGAAGTTTTCGTCGTACCTTGCAACCTCTTTACGGAGAGTATCCATTGGATACATTCTTCGATTGCGGTTTGCAATATCACCTTGAAGGAAAATACCCTCAATAAACATTGATTTCTTACCGTTGCGTTCTTCAACGATAAATTCTACTGATTCGATTTCTTCTGTGATAAGTTTCATTTTATCTACACTTTTTAAT